ACAACACAGCATACAGAATTGGTAGATGCCCACGCAGATCAAGAGATAAAGGGTACAAAAATTATAGCCGGTTCTCTCTTGTCGAAAGACGGAAGAGAAATTGTCCCACCAGCGATCACTGAAATAGAAGGGGGTGTTAAGAACGCGCTTATAACATACCAGCAGAATTCAAAAGCGAAAGCAGAACTCAACTTAACTTTTGACGGGCAAACACTCGTGACGAAGGACATTCGTGCGAAGAATTTGGAGGCCTCCGGCGCCAGGCTAACTAACTTGCCGGCTAATCAATTTAATGGTACCATACCAGCCCGGTTTCTGGATCATGGCCTCGGGATGAGAGCTGTAAGGAATAAGCTACAAGTGCATCCAGGCCCTGGCATAGCGGTGGCCGACGGTCCGGTTACTGTGGCCATGGCGCCGAAAGGAGGTCTTGCTTTTAAAAATGGGCGCCTGACGGTTTCCCCTAAAAATTGCACCAGTGTAGCCGCAGATGGTCAAAATTTAAGTGATGATGATTTAATTGCACTTCACGACACATCTCATAACGAGATAAGGAACACAACTTTAGTTAATTTATATTCTTCTTATATCCATAGCAAGATTCCTCATTCTGCAGGTCCTATAAATAGTTTGCAACTAAAAGCAAAAAATGGATTTAACGCATCTTCTAATTTAACGTTTGACACGACCAGTAATGTGTTAAATATCGACGGTGAAGTGGTTGCGGACTCTTTAACGGTCACCGGGAGAACTAATTTTGAAGGATTCATTGCGAAAAACATTCGCACTGTTTCCGATGCTAACTATGATGTTGAGCCGGCGGATTATACAATTCTTTGTGACACATCTGCTAACAAAATGAAAGTTATACTCCCTCCCGCGTGTAATTATGAGGGAAGGATCGTTATCATTAAGAAGATTAATAGCGATAAATTTAAATTGAAAGCCTTCCCTTTAACGATTGATGTGAAGGAGGGAGAAATCGATTTTAAGAAAAATATCGAGGTTAAATTTACTTACTCTTCAGTGACACTTCAATCAGATGGCAAAAAGTGGTGGGTTATTGGTAAAACTGGGACATAAATTCTGTCTTTTCCTTATAGATAACACTATTTATTGTGAATTACTGTATTTTTAGGAGTTTATTGTATGTCAGCCTTGTTGCAAGAAGCCATTATTGACGCAACTGCGTTGCGCGAAGCAGCTTTAAAAACTGCAGAAGCATCGATCATTGAAAAGTATTCTGGTGAGGTTCGTGACGCGCTGGATAATTTATTAGAACAAGAAGAAGACCCCATGGCCGCCCTGGAAGACCCAATGGCCGCAGCACCCCCCATGGCTGATCCAATGGCGGCCGGCGGCGGTATGGATCTCGGAATGGGAGCCGAAGAGGGCGCCCCTGTTGAAGAGATTGCTGAAGACGTACCCCTAGGCGCCGCAGATGGTGAAAAACTTTGCGGTTGTCCCGAGGCAGGCGAACAAGCCAAAGTGAGCGTTAATCTGGATGAGCTTCAAGAGGCCGTTGACGACCTTCACAAAGAACTTAATGAAGATGAAGAGATAGAATTCAACGAAGATGATATTGCTGCAATGCTTTCCGAAGAAGAGGAAGAAGAGGAAGAAGGCGACGACGTAAAGGGTGAAACCGGCGAAAGTCCCGTGGAGGCCGCAGCGGACCAAGATAAAGAATCTGGGTATGGCGGCACAGACGAAAGCATAGAGATTTCCGACGAATTCATTGACACCATCGCAGAAAAACTTACAGTCGACATGGGTGCGGAGTTATCCGGCTGGGCCGGGCGCTCTAACTATGACCTGAAATGGGAGATAGAAAAAGAGCTAGCCCACCGCCGCAGCACCGACGTCGAAGAAGAATTAAAAGATTTGAAGAAAGCTCACGAAGAGCTGGTTTTTGAAAATAACCAACTCAAAGAGCGAACTGAACAATATGAGCAAGCAGTTAAAGAGTTAAGGGAGAATTTACAAGAAGTAAATACTTCCAATGCTCGCTTGCTTTACACGAACCGTGTTTTAAGAAATATCTCCTTAAATGAGCGGCAAAAAACAAAAATTGCCGAAGCTATTTCAAGAGCTGGTTCAGTAGCAGAAGCGAAGACAATATATGAAACGCTTGAAAGCGCAGTGCCGGTACAAACTAAACGTGCCCCACAATCACTGAGCGAAGCAATCACCCGTCCTTCTTCTGTTATTCGTGCGACTCGTAAAGAGTCCACACAGCCAAAAGATCTATTTTTAGATCGCATGCAGAAATTAGCAGGCATAAAATAACATTTAAATAACATTTACAGGAGGTGATAAAAAAATGTCTAGTATCGTAGAAAGGTTGACCGAAGGTATTGTCAACCGTGACATGCGGGCCGAAGGTCACGCATTATTAAATAAGTGGGAACGCACTGGTCTCTTAGAGGGACTGGATAATGAGCGTTCCAAGCAAGGTATGGCTCGCCTACTGGAAAACCAGGCGAAAGAGCTACTCCGTGAGAACAGCACAATGGCTGGTGGCAGTGTTGAGGGTTTCGCAGCCGTCGCATTCCCCATCGTCCGTCGCGTTTTCGCAGGTCTGATCGCAAACGATCTCGTTTCCGTTCAGCCAATGAGTCTACCAAGTGGTCTCATTTTCTTCCTTGACTTCACCACGTCTACCGATGGTGCTGGTCTTCCCCGTTTGGGTTGGACTGGGACTGAGGAGTCGTTGTATGGTGGTGGTGCTATTGGTTCACAGCTCACCGGCGGTGTCGACTTGACGGGAAGTTTCGCAGAAGCTGGTCCTTATGGACTTAACAATGGTTATGCTTCTCCAACTGGCTCCACAGACGGAACCGCCGCCATGGGCGCGTGGGTTCTTGTTGCTTCTGGAGTTGTTGGCGGAACAGATTCCACCCAGCTAGGAACTCAATCCCCCAAGAATCAGGCTACTCTTGATAGCTTGTGCCAGTATGACCCTGATCTCTCCGGAACATGCGTTGCTGTTGTTGAGATGACAGGTACCTCAGATGGTAATTTTGAGCAGTTGAACACAAACAACCTTGTTGGTGTTTCGTTCGGCGCTCTCGGTGGAAACGGAGCTAATGTTATGCAGCTCGTTCGTCGTTGTACCAGAATTGCTTCTGGTTCAACTGGTGATACTCCTGGCAATGCAAACTGGAAGATGACCATGGTTGTTGCCCAGGTGAGTGGTGCTGTTGTATTCGAAAACGGAACTCGTGATTCACTTATTGGTCAGGTAACGTGTTCTGTCGCTGATACCTATGTTCTTAACTTCCCCATCGATGATAACTTCACCACGAGCACTGCTCTTGGTTCTGTTATTGGTACGACTGAGTGGGGACTGGAAAATGAGCAGAGAATCCCCGAGATTGATATCAAGGTGGATAGTATCGCCGTGACAGCCGTCACCAAGAAGCTCAAGGCTAAGTGGACGCCAGAGTTGGGACAGGATCTAAATGCCTATCACAACCTTGACGCTGAGGTCGAGCTTACCAGCATCCTCTCTGAGCAGATTGCTCTAGAGATTGACCGTGAGATCCTTGAGGATCTTGTTCAGGGTGCTAGTGCGGGTACTTACTACTGGTCACGCTCTCCCGGCTTGTTCGTGGAGCGTACTACTGGTCGAGAGATTGGTGCATCTTCGGCTGCTCCTGACTTCACCGGTACTGTGTCCGAGTGGTATGAGACTCTAGCAGAGACCATCAATGATGTGTCAGCGCAGATCCATCGTAAGACTCTACGTGGTGGTGCTAACTTTGTGGTGACTTCACCCGAGGTTGCAAACATCCTTGAGTTCACCGCTGGTTTCCGCGCGAGCGTTACTCACGATGATGAGACTGGTTCCATCGGCGCTGTGAAGGTTGGCAACCTGTCAAAGAAATTTGACATTATGGTTGACCCATACTTCCCACGTTCCTTGGTCCTTGTTGGCCGTCGTGGAAGCTCGTTCCTTGAGAGTGGATATGTGTATGCACCTTATGTGCCGCTGCAGACCACTCCCACTATCTTCGGACCCGAGGACTTCGTGCCACGTAAGGGCGTGATGACTCGTTATGCCAAGAAGATGGTTCGACCTGATATGTACGGTCTGGTTATCGTGCGTGGTCTCCTAGGAGAAGCAGGCGCTACTAGCTAGAAAATAGCGTAGTCAAATAAATGTAAAGCCTCTGTCTTTTGACAGGGGCTTTCGTTTGTCTGAGACTATTTACAGGTGAACGAATAGTTCACACCAAAGTTACTGGGTAGCCTTTGAGCTGCCACCTAGTATTGCTGAAACAAACCAATACAGGGACATGATTATAAAAGGAGGGTTTTTAACTATGGGATCGAAAAGATTAGGACTCGCGAGAGTCGAAGCATTATTAGAGAATTTAAAGAGAGAGATCAAGCTTGGTGCTGGTACATCGCTTGGTGGTGCTAAGCGTATTATAGAAAATGTCACTGCAGCCAGGACGCTGACAGAGGGAGATTCTGGAAAGGCGTTCACAATTGATGCAGACGGCGCCGCGTTTGATATTACGCTGCCAGCAAATGCTACAGTTGGTTGGCACGCCACCTTTCTTATGGCTGATGTGCATGGCAGTCAGGATGTTAGTATTGTCGCAGCAACGACTGACACCATTGAGGGCGTCCTCGTTGACGCTTCGCCAACCAACATGAGCGCGGCCGACAAAATTACTTTTGTTGGAGGCACAAGTGTACTTGGCGATCAGGTCGAGATTGTCTCTACTGATGGAACAACGTGGTTTGCGAGATCGTTTTCAGGCGCAAACGGTGGAATTACAGCTACCGGCTGATAATTAAAAATTAAGCCTATTAAGTCCCCTTCCAATTGGTTGGGGGCTTTGTTTTTTATACAAAACTACTTATTATAACCATTGGAGAAATAGTGGGAAATGAAAAGAAGAATCAGGCAAGTGACAATTTTATAAGAGAATACAAAAATCAATTTCCTGATGACTTTTGTGATAAACTAATCAACATACTGGAAGAAAACGTTAAGATTGGCAGAACACACAAAGGCGTGTCAGGCAAAAATAAACTTAATGTACATAAGAAGGACAGTTTTGATTTAGATCTGATTCCCGATATAGGGATCGAAGGTGTGGACATCGAAGTCTTTAGAGAACTTTATTTATATCTATACGAGCCCGTTATAGGTTATGTTAATAATTACATAGTAAATTCTGATGGGAGAAAGAACTATGTGAGCGAGAAAGAGGGCATGGCCACTTTCATACTTTTGCAGGCTCCTAAGTTAAAAGTTTATAGGGCGCCCCATCAAGGTTTTCATGCATGGCACCAAGACTGGGGACTTCTACCGGTTCAAGCTAGAAGACTAATGGCGGCTATGATTTATCTAAATGATGTAGAGGAGGGAGGAGAGACAGCATTCTTTCACCAAAACATAAAAGTAAAACCCGAAAAGGGTAAGATGGTTATCTTTCCTCCGTACTTCACCCACATGCACAAAGGTATGCGCCCAATATCTAATGACAAATACATTTGTAACTGTTATTTTGGCGTAAATCCGGATATTTAATTTAGAATGCAGATCTGCTGAATTTTTTCGACGCCAATTTTTTGAGATTTTCGTTTTTGCAAAATAGAAACTAATTACTATGTTACAAAGGAGTTCCCCATGGGAAAGAAAAGACGGCTGAATTCAGCCAAAGCAAAGTTTAGCGCAAAATATGCTACTCATCCTCGTACGCGATATTTGAATCGTCAAGAGGAAGTAGTTGAAGAAGTCGTGATGCCGCCGGCGCCACCAGAACCAGAAGTTGTTTTACAAGAGGAGGTTGTCAAAAAAGCGCCAAAAGCCGCTCCAAAGCGCAAACAAGCAAAAAAAGCGCCTGCTAAGAGTCGGAGAACAAAAAAGACAGTCGTTAACGACGCGACAACATAAAATAAGTTCTTCTCTATAAAGAACCCCCGCTAGCCGGGGGTTTTGTTTTATAACTTACTAATTACTGCGAGGAGAATATTATAGATGCCAGCTAGCCTTATTCCTACGTCACAAACCAGCACTGTGATTTTGACCAAAACGGGCTCTGTTACGGCGGTTTCGGACGCTGTTCCGTTTGGAATGTACACCGGTTCATTAGAGTTTTTAACCGGTGCCAAGGTACAGGTTGCCTATGTGTATAAAAAACTTGGAGGTGATGTAGTTGATATCGAATTGACGCCGGCGAATGTTTATGCCGCTTACGAGGAAGCTGTTTTAGAGTATTCTTACATTGTTAACCTCCATCAAAGTAAAAATGTATTAGCAGATGTTCTGGGCGATGCCACGGGAACGTTCGACCATCGAGGAGAGATAGAATCTTGCGCATTATCATCAAGCCTAGGCGGTGACAAGGTAGCCCTCAAGTACCCAAGATTTCAATTCGAATATGCCCGCCGCATTGGTGATGGGGTAGCGTCTGCGGCTGGTTTTGGAGGCACTGTCGCACAATATTCTGCTTCGTTCACTCCAACCTCCAGTCAACAAGATTATGATCTTCAAAACATAATTTCTAGTTCTGCCGCAACAGGCAAAAATGATGTTGGTGGCGCCGTTCCCTTTGAAGGGAAGGTTGAAGGCAAACGCGTCATCGTGACACAAGTGTTTTACAAATCCCCACGCATTATGTGGCGCTTTTACGGTTATTATGGCGGAATTGGCGTAGTTGGAAACTATTCCACTTACGGACAGTTTGCCGACGACTCTACGTTTGAAATCATTCCTACGTGGCAAAATAAGTTGCAGGCTATAATGTATGAGGACTCCCTTTACACGAGAACCTCGCACTATTCCTACGAGATTATAAACAACAAATTAAGGCTATACCCGGACCCTAGTTATTGGGACTTTGGAGAGCTAGATCGAATATGGGTCAGGTTTTATGTCGACTCAAACGCATGGGACGATGATGCAAATTATGAAGCTGGCGTAGATGGCATTAATAACGTCAATACGCTTCCGTTTGATAATATTCCGTATGAGAACATTAACTCCATCGGCAAGCAGTGGATACGTAAGTACTGCTTGGCACTGTGTAAGGAAATGCTGGGACAGATCAGAGGAAAATTTACAACTTTGCCAATTCCGGGCGATAGCGTGACCCTCAACCATTCCGAGTTGTTGGGTCAAGCCAAAGAAGAACAAACCCAGCTAAGAGATAGCTTGACAGAAATGCTCAAGGAGATGGAATACACTGAATTAGTTAAGAGAGACGCTGAAAAGACAGAAGCCGCCGCAACGACCTTAAAGGCCTCTCCGTTGCCGATCTTTGTGGGGTAAACAAGAATGTCAGACAAGTGGAAGAAACCAGTAGCGCCACCCCCGCCGCTCTTTCTAGGTAAAAAAGAAAGAGACCTTGTTAAGCAGGTAAATGACGAATTAATAGAAAAAGTCATTGGCCAACAGATCCTTTATTATCCCATCGATTTAGAAAGAACGAATTTTCACGAATTATACGGAGAGGCTATAAAGAAAACTTTCTTGCCCCCCGTTAGGATATATGCGTTGGTTGAATTTACAAGCTATGAAACCGATTACATGGCCGGCGTAGGGGTCGACAAATCTTGGGAAATTAATGTTCATTTCCACAAGAAAAGGCTGGAAGAGGACCAAAACATGTACATTCGCGAAGGCGATTTTGTCTTATATGGAGATTTCTTTTATGAAATCGTAAAACTATCTTACTCCAAGCAGCTATTTGGCCAGGTTAACCATCTTTTCGAAATTTCTGCAACATGTAAGAGAGCAAGGAAGGGACTATTTGATGCTACCTGATAACTTTGATTTCGCGATGCTACCAGTAGATAAAGACACTGCCACGTTAAAAGAGATTGGCATGCTGGCGTCTACTATCGAAAATATAGACTACGCAATTACTTCTTGGCTAAAAGAAGACTTGACAATAAGTACGACAACCAATGAAGGATTTATAAAAATTCCCGTTCTTTGGCAGGTACCGGAGAGGGCTTATCAGGTTAAGTTCAAAGAAGACCTGAGAGATGATGGGGATGCCTTAAAACTGCCAATAATCAGCATTGAGCGCACTGGCATAACTAAAGACCCTGCCAGAAAGGGCTCTTTTCAGGCGCACTTGTACTCTGACAAGAAAAACGGCAGGAGCGGTCGAATGGTTATTGCCAAAAAGATTGTTCAGGACAAAACTAGGAATTTTGCAGCTGCTTCAGGAACAAGAGGTGACCTCGCGGGGGCGAAAAAACAACTTTATTATCCGAGAATTAACAAAAAAGTAGTTATCAAGAGCCTTTCCATCCCCATCCCGGTATATGTTAACCTTGACTATAAGATTACTTTAAAGTGTGAGTACCAGCAACAGATGAACACCATGTTGGCGCCATTTATTGGCAGAACGGGCCAGATTAACGCTTTTACGATGACAAGAAATGGTCATTTATATGAAGGGTTTATCGACCAGAGCTTCACCCATTCCAATAACGTCAACGACCTTGGAGAAGACATGAGAATGTATACATCCGAGATTACAATCAAAGTATTGGGGTACCTCATTGGCGAAGGCGAAAGTGATGATCGGCCCTTGGTTCAAATACACGAAAACGTTGTAGAAATATCATTTCCCGGCGAAGAAGCAGTTCCTGAAGGCAACGACAGTTTTTTTCTTTAAGTCAGGAACTCCTTTTGAGTTTGAAAATACTATTTAATTAACGATTGCACTATCAATTACGTATTATTTAACGAGAGGAATATAGCATGGCGGTTAAAAGTTTCAAATTTGTGTCTCCTGGGGTGTTTATCAATGAAATTGATAACTCTTTTATCCCCAAAACAGCAGAAGCCATTGGCCCTGTCGTAATCGGCCGCGCCACCAGAGGGTTGGCAATGCAGCCGGTAACGGTCCAATCTTACTCAGATTTCGTTGAAATGTTCGGAGAAACAGTTCCTGGGTTCGGCGGAGGCGATATTTCTCGTAATGGAAACCTCCAGTCCCCGATGTACGGAACTTATGCCGCTAAGGCCTTCTTGAACGCAAATGTCGCTCCTCTTACTTATATTCGCCTTCTTGGCCAACAGTCTGCTAACAAGTCTAGCACTACCAACGATGCAGCCGCGGGCTGGAGAACTTTAAGATCGGCCCCCAAGGAGTCCCTGGCCACCAATGGCGGCGCCTATGGTCTCTGGCTATTTACAAGCCAATCATCCACAACCAATGCAGTATCGAAAAACTTGGGCACTGCAAGTCTTGCAGCAGTTTGGTATCTTGATTCGGGTCATATTACCTTAAGCGGAACCATATATGGAGATCAAGCTATCCACCTTGCCAGCGGCGAATTGGACCTCGCGCCCACGGCGTCCAATAACATTGTTATTGGTACCGACTCAAATAATCAGTTCACAGTTGTCCTTAGCGGTACTCAGCAGGGTTCGGAAACAATTAAGTTTGGCTTTGATGACTCACAAGAGTCTTTTGTTCGCGGACGCTTTAATACTAACCCCCAATTGTCCAGTGGGTCTACTTTTTACAGCCCCGGTGCCGCGGGCTCTGGGTCAGCTAAATCTTATTGGCTCGGTGAGACACATGAACAAGAATTAAGAGATCGTGGTCTAACAACCGCTTCTCTGGGCGTCATAATGGCTCTTTATGAGGAAACTGATGGTAATACCCCGGCCAACATGAAGGCTCAAGCTTCCAAGGAAGCAAGAGCCGGTTGGTTCATTGGCCAGGACTTAGGTGCGGCTTCAGGGTGGGTCCCCCACAATTCGCAAAGATTATTCCGTCTAGTTGGTCGCGGACATGGCGAATGGTTACAAAAGAATGCCAAAGTTTCAATTTCAAATGTTCGTCGGTCAACATCGACCACAACGGATTATGGTACATTTTCTCTCCTAATTCGTAGCATTAACGACACCGACAATAATGTTCAAATAATGGAAAGGTTTGACAACCTCAACCTCGATCCAACGTCGCCAAGCTATATTGCGCGCGTAATAGGCGATAAATATACTTCTTGGGATTCAACCGAGAGGCGCCTCAAGACTTATGGAGATTACAACAACCAGTCAAAGTTTGTTTACGTAGAAATGAACAACGACGTCGAGGCAGGCGGAACAGATGCGACTTATCTACCATTTGGATATTTCAGTCCTCCGCGCTTTAGAGGGGTTTACGACCTCAATAGTACAGGGGCGTTTAATTTCTTCCC